ACGCGAATGTCTACCCGACAGGGGTGGCAGGCACTTCGGCGTTGGGCAGCATCACGCTCATCACCAATAACATCATCAGCCTTACTGATCTGGGAGCGGCTACAGGTAGCTTGGGGTCGGTTACGGCTTCTGGTGCTTCAGGTATTACGCTTGAAGGTTTGGCAGGAACCGGTGAAATCACGCAGGTTCTGGTATGGGGGCTTGTGGACACGGATCAGACCCCGAATTGGGGTGCAATTTCGACAACACAAACACCAAGCTGGTCTGCTGTTTCGACCACTCAAGATCCTTCTTGGTCATCGGTGTCCACGTCACAAACACCTAGCTGGAGTTCGGTAGACAGTGATCAGACTCCTGAATGGAAAAAGGTAGCTTAAAATGGCAACTTATGTAAACGATCTTAGATTAAAAGAAATCGCTACCGGCGATGAGTCAGGGACTTGGGGAGACAGCACCAACACCAACTTAGAGTTGATAGGCGAAGCCTTTGGTAGCGGTTCAGAAGGCATCACGGGAACGACGCACACGATCACGATAGCTGATGGAACGTCCGACGCGGCCCGAGCGATGGTCATGACTTTAACAGGGTCTACCACTGCTCTTAACACCGTCACCCTCGCACCTAACACGGTGAATAAAGTCTGGGTTATCCAGAACTCGGCTGGTTACGCGGTTTCAATCAGCCAAGGCACGGGCGCTAATGTCGTGATCCCCAATGGCGGAATCAAGATGGTTGTGGCTGACGGTGCGGGCGCAGGCGCGGCGGTAACCGATGTGTTAGACCTCACGGGAGGTACTGGAAACATTGGTTTAGGTAGTGGTTCTTTAGGCACGGCGTTAACGACCGGTACTGACAATGTAGCTATCGGTGAAGCGGCACTTGATGCAGCAACCACGGGTTCCGACAACACCGCTGTGGGAGACAATGCCGGGGGCGCATTAACCACGGGCAGCAACAGCGTCGCTATTGGTTCTTCGGCTTTATTGGTAGCCACGACCGCTGCCGATAACACGGCAGTCGGGACCGACACGCTTAAAGCCAATTCCACGGGAACCGATAACACGGCGGTGGGTTATGCAGCGGGTGATGCTGTAACCACAGGATCGGATAATACTTTTGTCGGAGACAATGCCGGAGGGGCCGTTTCTACGGCTTCAGGCCATACGGCGGTGGGTTCTTCGGCATTGCTTACGATGTCCACCGGTACAACCGGAACGGCGGTAGGCTTTGAGGCGCTCAAGGTAGCTACCGGGAATAACAACACAGCAGTTGGCTACCAAGCAGGTGTAGCCGTAAGCACTGCAGCTAATTGCACCATAATCGGTTCTGCAGCCGGGGATGCTTTGAGTACCGGGGCTAATAACACACTGGTTGGTAAAGACGCTGGAGGAGCCCTAACTACGGCTGCGGGCAATACGGCTATCGGGCAGGGCGCTTTAGTAACTTCAACCACGGGCCCAGAGCATGTTGCGATAGGTAAGGACGCTTTAAGTCTTATGGCGACCGGCGAGGCATGTGTAGCAGTCGGGAATGAGGCTTTGAAGGCGAATTTAGGCAGCAGCAATACTGCGGTTGGTTATCAAAGTATGGATGCCTGCACCACCGGAACGCAGTTGACGGCTGTTGGTCGGAATTCTTTAGGTGCTGTTACAACCGGATCAGGTCTTGTGGCTATGGGAATGTCTGCTTTGTCTACGATAACCACCGGAACGAATGGAACGGCGGTAGGTTTTGAGGCACTGAAAGTTGCGACGGGTAATGACAATACAGCAGTAGGGTATCAGGCTGGGGTTGCGGTCAGTACAGGAACCGATAACACTCTATTTGGTAATGCCGCAGGCGATGCGAATACCACAGGTTCTGACAACACCTTCATAGGAGACAACGCAGGCGGAGCCAACACGACAGCAAGTAATAACACCGCTGTCGGGTCAAATGCTTTGCTTGCCAACACCACAGGTAATCATTTGGTCGCTGTTGGCGATGATTGTTTGGCATCGAACACGACCGGGGCCAGAAATACGGTAGTCGGCAGAAATGCAATGTATGCCAACACCACCGGAACCGGCAACACTGCGATAGGAAACAATGCATTAACCACAGCCACCGAAGCAGACGACAATGTTGCCATTGGCAGAAGTTCTTTAAATGCTCTTACCAGTGGAGTTGATAACACCGCAGTAGGTGCTTATTCAGGTGACGCTATAACCACCGGTAGCGACAACACCGCGATTGGTGACAATGCATTAGGTGCAGTAACAACTGGCAGCGATAACACGGCAGTAGGGTCATCTGCTTTATTGGCAAGTACGGGAGCAGGTAATACAGCGGTCGGGGCTTATGCCTTGGATGCCAACCAAGCCGATGATGTTACGGCTGTTGGTAAAAATGCCCTAACAGCCAATACGACAGGAACCAATAATGTCTCCGTGGGGGCTTATTCCGGGGAAGCTGTAACGACGGGGACTAATAATACTTTTATCGGAACGAAGGCTGGACGTGCTGTCACTACAGCATCAGGTCATACGGCAGTGGGTAATGCAGCATTGCTTACAATGACCACCGGAACGACAGGTACGGCGGTCGGCTTTGAAGCACTTAAAGTTGCGACGGGTAATGACAATACAGCAGTTGGCTATCAGGCTGGTGTGGCCATAACGACGGGAAATTACAATACCGCTTTAGGCCAAGGCGCTTTAAGTACAGCGACAACTGTAAATGCAAACACGGCTATTGGTAATGATGCGCTGAGAACGGCTGCCGGAGCATATAATACAGCGGTAGGTGCTTCTGCAGCGAATGCAATCACGACAGGAGCAAACAATGTTGCTATCGGCGCGAATGCGATGGATGCCGCGACCACCGGAGACTCAAATACGGCGGTTGGTTATCAGAGTTTGGACGCCAACACGACAGCCAGTAACAATACCGCTGTGGGTAAAGATTCTTTAGGAGCCGTAACGACCGGTACATCGAATGTTGGTCTAGGTCAGGCTACAGGACAAGCTTTAACAACCGGGGCTTATAACGTATTGATTGGCCAAGGTGTGAATGTTGATGGCTCGACTGCTGAAGGACAGATTGTCATTGGTCGAAATGTTGCGAGTGGCGGAAATGATAGTGTCCGGTTTGGGCAGGCTGGCAACACGCTGACTATAGCTTTGAACGGTTCAACAACGTCTTGGACGGCGGCTTCGGACGAACGGTTGAAAGAGAATATTGAACCTGCTGCGGCAGGGTTATCTTTTATCAACGATTTGCGGCCAGTTACATACAACTTCAGAAAGGCCAAGGATGTGCCATCGGATTTTCCCGGTTATCAAGAAGGTTCTGATGAGCCATGTCTTGGACATGATTACGGGACAGTCAATCACGGGTTTGTCGCTCAAGAAGTTAAAGCAGTGATTGATAATCACCCGGAAGTAAAAGAAGGCTTTGATATGTGGAATACTGCGAGCGATGGGGTACAGCACATCGGAGATGGGGCTTTAGTTCCGATGTTGGTTAAAGCGGTTCAGGAGCTTTCAGCAAAGATTAAGAAACTTGAAGAGGAGGATGAATGATGGCTGTAACAAAGACGTTAAAGGCTATTCCGTACAGTAAGAGCAGCAAGGTTGAGAAATGGAATGTATCTGCGACTTACGAGAACGACAGCGAAGGCGATGCGACCTATTACACTTCCACTTTCTCAAAGACCGTAGAAGCGACAGATTCTGATGGTACGGTGAACTTCGCCAAAAAAGCGAAAGGTTCATGGACGAAGAGCGAGATCGAGGCTTTAATGCCTATTTCGCATTGGGATGAGGTGTTTGCCAGTCAGGTGGATTCGGTGATCACCAGTCCGGTGGTTCCGCCGACCGCTGATGAGAGCTTTTCGATCCCATCGTAATGGAGCAGAAATACGAATTACACACGCTGCCATCCGTGTTTCTTTTGGAGGCATGGATGCCAGACGGTATGGTCACGGGACTCAATGCCTATTTGGATGAGTTGATGCAGGAGCAGGATCGAATCTCTCACGCAGGCACATTGGTTGGACAGATCGGTCACGGGCAGCAATTGACGATGGATCATACCGACGAGCGGTTGGCTGATTTTTGTCAGATGTCGGCTATTTTGGCTATCGATTATCTAAAGCATTTCAATAGCATCACTGGCAATCAAGCGACCAGTGATCGTCAAATAGGTATCGACGAACTTTGGTCGGTGCATAGTTACGAACGTGACTATAACCCGATCCATGATCATGGCACCAAGACAATCACGGGGATTTCTACGACTTCGTGGACGAAGGTTCCACAGCAGATACTGGATCAGCCTACTGCTGGGAGTCCTGAGTATTCGCTGTATAACTCCAGCGGGAATGCCGATGGGTGCTTGGCTTTCAATTACGGGATCAATTCCTTGATTGATGTGGAGCGGTTACGGCCTCCCCAGTCGTTCGTGATCAAGCCGGAAGTGGGTAAGTTCTTGATGTTTCCAAGCTGGCTTCAGCACATGGTCTATCCGTTTGAAGGCGAAGGTGAGCGCCGCACGGTGGCGGCTAATCTGAACGTTTGGAATGTTCAAGACAGCGATAAGAAAACTGTTAATTAGAGGTGAGCAATGTTTGATTTAATCATTACTTTGGTATCGGTTGTCACGGGGATTGTATGTCTCGCCAGCTTTATTGCGGCTGTGACACCAACACCTAAAGATGACGTGTGGATTGGCAAATTGTATAAGCTGATCGATGTTTTAGCCCTGAACATTGGGAAGGCAAAAGAAAAGAGCGGTTAGAGAATGGGATTCAAATTGTCCATTGCGTTAGGAATTGCTTTGGTGATGCTGTCGGGAGGCTTCAAGCTCTACTACGACAAGTCAGAAGCTGAGAAGATGGCTATGGCAACGCAGTTGCAAACAGCGATGGACAATCAGTTACGCCTTGAGAACGCGGTTCAAACCCAGAACGAGCAGATCGAAAAAGCGGTTGAAAACAAGAAGACATCAGATGCTCGTATTGAATTATTGACGATGGCTAACAATCAGGCAACAGAAAAGATCGATGAATTACGCGAGAAATTCGCTCGTCACGATCTTGATATGTTGTCGTTGCGTAAGCCGGGATTGATTGAGAAAGTTGTCAATCGTGGTACGGCAGCCGTTTTCAAAGAGCTTGAAGATTTAACGAACCCGGATCAGTTTAATGCAGAAACGGAAGGTTAAACATGAAAGTCTTGGCTTTGGTTCTGCTGGTCATTTGCAGCGGTTGTACCACGGCATTTCGTCCGCCGGAGGTGCGGCCCGTCGAGGTGGTGACCATCGAGAAACCGGCTCCTATGTACCACCCGCCATTGCCGCCAAGAATAAAGAGTATGCCGGTCGAATGGAAGATTTTGACGCCGGATACGATGGAAGAGTATTTGAACGACCTGAAGGCTGGCGAAGCCCCAGTAAATGCTTGGTATTCGCTGACCACCAAAGGTTACGAAAATATCAGCAACAACATGGCACAGATTCAAAGGTATATAAAACAGGTTTTATCGATAGTTGAGTATTACCGTGATGTTGACGCAGAACGGCAAAAACAGGATGCAGAGCCACCGATAGAGGAATGAGCAGGTTAACGGAAATGTTGCGTCGGCATGAAGGTGTGGAAAGTCATGCTTATTTGTGCAGCCAGAACTTCACGACCATCGGTGTGGGCCGAAATATCGATGCCGGTGATAACGGTCGTGCAAGAGGATTAGGGCTTTCTGATGATGAGGTTGACTATCTGTTGCAAAATGACATTGATCGTGTGACAGAGGAACTGGACGGTGAATACCCGTGGTTTGCGGGTCTGAATAACGCCCGATCTGATGCGATGATAGACATCAGTTTTAACTTAGGTCAGACGAGATTGAGAGGTTTCAGGAAGGCATTGGAAGCAATGGAATCTGGCGATTGGGAAGAGGCGGGTAAACAATTTTTGGACAGCCGGTGGGCCGATCAGGTCGGTAACAGGGCCACGGAATTAGCAGAGATAATTCGCACGGGCGAATATCGGGATTAGCTCTTTTTAGAGGAGATTGATATGGGTAAGGGTAGCGGTAGTGGTGGTGGCAGACGGCCTGCTCCCCCCCGAGGTTTTCCCGGTAGACCAGGCAAGGGTAGTGGTGGGCAGCCGCGAACGAATCAGTGGTCACCCGGCCCCATGCCGGGATCGTCTTATAACCAGCCCCAGCTTCCCGGTGGTTATGGGCGGATGCGGTATGAGCCACAGCAATTCAGTAGTTACGGCGTTCCAACCAGCATAGCCCAGCCGGGTGTTTTCGGTTGGGGTGAGTCAGTTTCAGGATTGGAGACTCCCGGCTCAAGGCGGCAATACGGCGGTGAAACATTTACTCAGGGAGCCGGGGGCCGTCAATGGACTGACAGGTATGGGCGTGGCTGGGGAACAGACCCAATGCAACGGCAGCAGCAACAGTTTGGTGGAGGACCGGGTAAAGGTGGCAGAGGGCAGCCTTCTCCCCAGCAATTCCCCGGAGGACCGGGTAAGGGTGGTGGTGGATATGGGCAGGCACAGCAGTTAGGGCAGCAATTACAGCCAGCACAATTACAGCCAGCAGGAGCAGCATCACCTTATTTTCAGGACATCATGGGTCGAGCGGCATATGAGCCTCAGGGGCAGGCACAGCAGTTAGGGCAGTTACAGCAGCAATTAGCAGGGCAGCAGCAAGCATTAGGAGCCGGACTTGGTGGTGGGGTTGGGATGTATGGAGGGATGCAAGATGAGGCGGCAGCAGAACCAGCGCGGTTTGCAGCATCTCCATCGAAAAATGGAATTGTTGGCATAGGTGATTTCGAGCAGAAGCAGATAGTTGCGCCGAAAGATCAAGCTGTCGGTATAGGTGATTTTGAACAGAAGCAGATAGCTGACCAACCCTCTGTAACACCACAGAAGTGGACTCCAGAGGAGAAAGCAGCTTGGGCACAACGGGAGCAAGCTCCAGCCCCGGCTCCGGTCATACCTCAAAAATGGACGCCAGAACAAAAGGCTACTTGGGGTGGATGGTCACCAGAGCAGCAACAGTTGGCTCAAGGGAACACGGCTCTATGGACGCCACAGCAACAGAGTGCTTGGGGCGCAGGTCAGCCGTTACCCGGATGGTCACAAGCACAGCAAAGTGCTTGGGGCGCAGGTCAGCCGTTGACCGGATGGACACCACAACAACAGAGAGATTGGCGCGCAGGAACGAAGCCATTGTCCGAGGTGCGATGGACCCCAGCACAGCAGGCAGCTTGGAGGGCAGCGCGAAGGGCTAATGGGGGGATAGTTGGACTTTACTGGCCCGGAGGGCGGGTGCATTAACGATGCCGCTGCGTAAATTACAATTCCAGCCGGGGGTCAATAAAGAAGGCACTGAGTACAGTGCAGGCTCTGGTTGGTTTGATTCCGATAAAATCCGCTTCAGGAAAGGCCGTCCTGAGAAAATAGGCGGCTGGGAGAAGTTTTCTACGAGTGCTTTTCTGGGTGTTTGCCGGTCGATTCATGATTGGGCTGCACTGAATTCCACAAAGTATTTAGGCATTGGTACGCATCTGAAGTTGTATGCAGCCGAGGGAACGAGTTTCTATGATGTGACACCGATCAGATCGACCACCTCCGCAGGAGATGTCACGTTCTCGGCCACCAATGGATCGTCAACCATCACTGCAACGGATTCAGGGCATGGGGCGGTGGTTAATGATTTTGTGACATTTTCCGGTGCAGCAACTTTGGGCGGCTTGATTACGGCTACGGTGCTGAATCAGGAATACCAGATTGCCACGGTTCCAAGTACCAGCACCTATACCTTTACAGCTAAAGACACCTCCGATGATGAAGTCACTGCGAATTCCAGTGATTCAGGTAATGGCGGTTCATCTGTGGTTGGTGCATACCAGATCAATACCGGGCTGAATGCTTATGTGTCCGGCACAGGATGGGGTGCCAATGCGTGGAGTAACGGAACATTCGGCAGTTCCAGCAGCGTTCTCAGTTCTAACCAGTTGCGTCTGTGGAATCAGGATAATTTTGGCGAAGATTTACTTGCCAATGTTCGTGGTGGTGGGGTGTATTACTGGGATTCCAGTGCGGGCACCAGCACAAGGGCGGTCGATATCAGTACGCTGAGTGGTGCTTCTGCCACGCCTACCGTGGCGCTGCAAATTATGGTGTCTGACGTGGATCAGCATGTCATCTGTTTTGGCGTGAATGATATCGGCTCAAGCACGATTGACCCATTGCTGGTGCGCTGGTCGGATCAAGAATCAGCAGCGGACTGGACACCAACGGCGATCAATACCGCTGGCGGTGTGCGAATTAACCAAGGCTCGAAAATTATCGGCGCGTTGCAGACCCGACAGGAAATCCTGATCTGGACGGATAATAGTGTTCATTCCATGCGCTTTGTTGGCTCACCGTTTATTTTTCAGTTTAATTTGTTAAGCCACAACATTTCGATGATCTCCCCGAATGCAGCAGCCAATGCCCGTGGGAGCGTGTACTTCATGGATCGGGGTGGGTTCTTTGTTTACAACGGCTCGGTTCAGCCGGTGCCTTGTTCGGTCAAAGACCATGTGTTTTCCAATCTTAACTTGGGTCAGGCATACAAGGTATATGCGGCAACCAATGTGGATTTTTCTGAAGTCACTTGGTATTACCCGGTAGGAGAAGACAACACCGATATCACCAATTATGTGACTTTTAATTATGCTGAGAACGTGTGGTTTGTGGGCACCTTGGTCAGAGGAACATGGATCGAGGCTGGTACAAGGGATTATCCGCTTGCGGCTTCAGTTATCACCTCCGATGATAATAATTATATCTACAGGCATGAGACCGGTTATGACGATGACGGCTCTGCGATGACGGCCTATATCGAGTCGGGCGATGTGGAACTGGATGAAGGCGGTAGGCTCATGTTTATGAGCAGGATGATTCCGGATTTCAGGTTCAGTGGTGATACGGGCAGTGCGTCTATGGATGTCACCATCAAGGGCAAGCGGTTTCCGCTGGAAAGCCTTTCGACGCTGGCAACAGCGACGGTTACCAGCAGCACCGAGCAGAATTTTTTACGCACCCGAGCGAGGGAGTCGGTTGTCAGGGTAGAAAGTAGCGGTCTTGGTTATGGCTGGCGCTTGGGTGATTTGCGTTTTGAAATGAGACAGGACGGGAGACGCTGATGGCATCGCTTAGAACTAACCCTTTGCCGTCGCCCAGCGAGGAATATGACAGCGAGAACGAGCAGACAATGCGTAGAACCGTGGAGTTTGCGTTGCAGAATATAGAGAACGATGTGTTGTTAGCCAAGACTCAGGCCGATAAGGATGGTTCCTTGGCGATGCGACGGTTTCAGTTCTTGTTGATGGGAGCCTCGTGAGTGACATCATTAAAGTCCTCGGTCAGTTGGATTGTGCGGCTACAACGCAGGAGACTCTGTATACGGTCCCAGACCTCACCCAGACCACGGTTAGTTCGTTTCTCGCCTGCAACCGGACAGGAAGCGCGATTACATTCAGACTTCGGATAAATGTTGCCGGGGCTGGGGACAATGACAAACAGTTTCTTTATTATGATAAGTCTGTTGCAGCAAACACGACATTTACAGCGGTTATTGGTATGTGTTTAGGACAGGCAGATGTGGTTAAGACTTATGCGAGTGCTGTAGATATGACTTTTACTTTATTTGGTGTTGAGACTAAATAGGATTGATGATGAATAATTACGCACCCTTACAGGGAGTGGCTCAGGATTTAGCCAAGCATGGTCGGTATGGAGATTCCATGCTGGTTCACATGAACCCGATTGAGGTTCAGGGTATTGCGGCGTTATCTCCTACAGGTCAACTGACCACCAATCCAGTGACAGGCCAGCAGGAGGCTTTTCTGCCGTTTCTGATCCCGATGTTAGCCAGTTGGGGCGGCACTGCGCTTGGGCTTGGGGCTATGGGAACCAGTCTGCTTGGAGCCGGTTTAACCACATTGGCTACTGGAGATTTTAAGAAAGGTTTGCTGTCCGGCATTTTGGGTGGTGTCGGGGGTAAGATTTTTGGCGCTGGAGCACCAGATGTTGTGGCTGAACAAGGTTTAGCTAGTGCAGGGGAAGGAATAACTAAAATGGGATTTGATCCTTCTGCAACAACTTTTGATGTTACAGGTCTTAGTGCAAGCAAGGCATCAGGATTGGGAGACTTGTTAACAAAGCAAGCAGGATATCAACAGACTTTGGCTGATTTGAGCACGGCTGCGCCAGCGACTTTTGGGGAAAAACTGATTGCTCCATTTGCTGGTGGGAAAGAATCGTTGGCGGCGATGGGGACGGAGTTAATGAAGCCCTCATCATTGCTTGGTTTGGGGGTGGCGGGCGGATCGCTTGCTGAGATGGATCGACAGGAAGCTATGGCTCGTGCGGCTGGGGAAAGAGGGCTAGAAGACGAAGAAGAGCGCAGGAAGTGGGAAGGAATTATGGAGGAAGGATTCCAGCAAAGCAGGGCTGATTATCCTTATGCTTCGTATGCTGCGAATCGAGGCGGGATTATTTCTATCAATCCAGCGAACTACGCCAGACGGCGCAATGGATTTAATACGCTAGGTGCTGCCCCTGTTCAGATGCAGGGTGGTGGTGAAACAGCGGCATTTCGCCAAGCAAGAATTCGTGGTCCCAGAACCATTACCCCGGAAGAACTGGCTGTGGCAGGACGCCCCGGATTCGGGCCTGAGATTACATATTTCCAACCCAGAAGGGTTGGCGTTACTGATGCTGATGTTGGTGCTGGCGCTGGCGCAGAATTACCGGCTGATATTGATCTTTCCAGTCTCTCTGGTTTTTATGGCACAGGATATGGGAATTTGTTTGGAAATTATAATATTCCTTTACAGCCATCTCCTGTATCTGATGCAAGGAGTCTGATCGAGCGGGATTATGGAGATAACGGAACCATCAGTGATGAAGCAGCAGAAGTTGCTACTGATACTGCTGTTGATTATGTGACAGGCACGGCTCCAGTAATAACACCTCCATCACCTTCCGGTTCGCTGGAAGAAATTCTTGCTGAAATACAACGGCCTACTCTAGCCCCTCCGCCACCACCTCCACCGGCAGCGGCGCCACCGACACCGGCAGGGCCACCACCGACGCAGGCAGCGGCACCCCCGGCAGCGACACCACCTCCACCGGCAGCGACACCACCTCCACAACAGGTGGAATCCCCAATACCTCCGGAAAATCAGCAGGCAGCCGCCGCATACTTAGCGGAGTGGACACCTGAACAACAAGCAGAGTTAGAGGCAGCACTTGCAGCACTTGGAAGATCAGGATTTCAAAAGGGCGGGCCTACCGATATTCCAGTCGGACCAGAACAAGAAGCGCCTGTTGATAATGCGGCTATGGATCAGCTTATAGATCAAACAGCGATGGCTATTCTGGGTCAATTGCCTCCAGAGCAGGCTGAAATAATTATCACTCAGTTTATAAATGAATTCGGCGAAGAGGTTTTTCAGATGCTGCGTGAGCAGGTACTTCAGAGCGTGACGGGACCGGGTGCCCAGACTCAAGGCATGGTTCAAGGTCAGGGGGGAGGAATGGATGACCAAGTGCCGGGTATGATCGGTAATCAGCAGCCGGTGGCGGTATCGCCGGGGGAGTTCATAGTCCCGGCTGACGTGGTGTCAGGTCTTGGGGACGGCAGTTCCGATGCAGGTGCGGACAAACTTGATACCATGATGGATCAAGTCAGGATGGCAAAAACCGGCGGTATTATGCAGCCTAAGCGCATCAGCAATACGGTTCTCCCGATATGAATGAAGTGGCGCAAAAATTGGAGATTGAACCACGGGATATTCCTCGGGAACCTCGGGTCAAGCCGAAAAATGCCCCTCGTGAAATAACCCACACCATCACGTTAGTTCCGTCTAATTATATATATCCGTTGTGGTTTGATGTGCGGGATCATCTGGGTCGGGCTGTTGAAAGATCGAATGGACGTTGGAGTTTGGAATCCCTTTACGCGGCTATTGCAAACGAGCATCAACATTTATGGCTGGCTTTCGACAAGGACAATCAGATTGATGGGGCAGGAACAACGGAGTTTGTGGATTATCCTTGCAAGCGGATGTTGGCGGTGCAATTTTTGGGTGGCTCAAAGTTTAACGACTGGTGTTGGGACATGATGGATCGCTTTAATAGCTGGGCAACTGATAACGGTTGCCAAGGTATTGAAGTGACCGGCAGGGCTGGTTTTGGCAAATGGTTGAAGCAGGATGGTTATCATCGTGTTTACACGGTTTATGAAAAGAGGTTGAATAATCATGGGTAAAGGCGGCGGCGGTCCACCTCCTACACAGGAGATGACAACTCAAACAAGTCGAATTCCTGAATTCGCTGAACCTTATTTTCAGGAGATGATGGGTCGGGCGGCGTATGAAACGACGCGGCCTTATCAAGCGTATCCGGGGGAAAGACTCGCGGATTTCACCGCAGCGGAACGCGCCGGTCAGGCGGGCATGGCCGAAATGGCGGCTGCTGGGGCACCTCCAGAGATGGGCATGGCTTCGGATATTGCATCGCAAGTCGGTTATGGGCCGCAGATGTCGGCAATGCAGGTTGCCCAAGGGTTTCAGCCGCAGCAGGTTCGATCCGGTTACATGGCGGCGGATATTGATCCCGGTTATACCGCAGGTCAGTTGGGTCAGGGCTATCAGGCCGGTCAGCGGGACATGGGCTATCAGGCCGGTCAGTTTGACCCCGGTTATGCAGCCCGTGAACTAGGTCAGGACTATACCGCCAGAGAATTAGAGGCGCAGTACACCGGGACAGGCGCACCTGCTGGGGCGCAGTTTGGTCCGGGGTTTGATCCCCGTTCCGTAACTGATGAAGGTGTTATTGAGCGGTACATGGACCCGTTTCAGCGATTGGTAACCGATATTGAAAAGCGGGAGGCGCAGCGTCAATCGGATATTCAAGCGTCTGGTACGGCACAGCAGGCGGCACAGGCCGGGGGTTTGGGTGGCTACCGGGAGGCCATCATGCAGGCCGAACGCGAGCGCAATCTTGCGCAACAGATGGGTGATATCGAAGCGCGTGGAGGACAGGCGGCCTTTCAACAGGCCCAGCAAGCCTTTGAGGCGGACAGGGCTGCGAGATTGCAGGCCGGTCAATTAGGCTTGCAGACAGGTCAAGCAAGGGAGCAGGCTCTGCAACAGGCAGAGCAAATGCGCCAAGCAGCGTTTGGCACGTCCGAGGCGGCTCGTCAAGCACAGCAGCAGATGCAAACGGCGGCTTATCAGGCCGGGGAGCAGGCGAGACAGCAAGCCGGAGCGATGGGGCTTACCTCTCAACAGCAAGAAGATGCTGCTCGTCAGGCGGAGGAACAGTTTGGTCAGGCGCAATTTGCTCAGAATGAGCAGATGCGACAAGCCGAACAACAGGCCAATCAGGCTGCATATCAGGCTCAAGAGGAAGCGAGGCGGGAGGCTGGCCGACTCGGGTTATCGGCGCAGGAGATTCAGGAGCGGGGCCGTCAGGCTGCCAATCAGGCGTATATGGAAGCCCAGCGGTTTAACGTGGAGCAGGGTTACAGGCAGGCTCAGTTGGGCATGGCCGGTTTGGGCGAGGATCGTGCAGTTCGGCAGCAGCGGTTGGAGGCGGCTCAACAGTTGGGCCAGTTTGGCGGCCAGCAGCAGCGTATGGCGTATGAGCGAATCCGTAATTTGCAGGCAATGGGTCAGGGGCAGCGTGAATTGGCCCAGCGTGGTTTGGATATTGGTTATCAGGATTTCCTGCGACAACGTGGGTATCCGCGAGAACAGTTGAGTTATTTGAGTAACCTGATTCAAGGGTTGCCATTAGCCCCAATGGGGCAACAAACACAAACCACGTATGGTGGCCCAACCGGGATACAGCAAGCATTAGGTGCTGGGCTGGGTGGGGTAGGTTTGTATAACCAATTTCGTGGCGCTGGTGGTGGCCGCATTCCGGGGGTTACAGGTATTGGTTTGCATAGAGCGTTGAGGGCGGCCTGATGAATATTTTACAACAGGAAGATATGGTCAAGGGTCTTCCTGATGAAGCATTGATGCAGGAAGCGGAACAACCCAGCGGGCAATTACCTCAATACCTGTTGATTTCCGAGGTTCAGCGCAGGGCTGATATGCGTAAACGGTATCAACAGCAAATGCAGGAAGCAGAGCCGACCGTGGCCGAGCAGGTTTTACAGGAAGGCATTGCTGGTTTAGCTCCGCCACCTGAGCCAATGCAACAAGCCATGAATGGCGGTCAACCGCCAATGCAACCGCCAATGAATGGTGCTCCTCAACAGATGCCTCCGGGAATGCCTCTACAGATGAATGGCGCTCCTCAACAGATGCCTCCGGGGATGAATGGCGGTTTTCCACCACAATTTGAGACTCAAATGGCCTATCAGGGTGGTGTTGTAAGGATGAATGAAGGTAGTACGGTGGAACCTCCAAGGATGCTCCCGCTGATGAATGAAGAGGAAAAAAAGAAAAAAATAGCAGAAGCGATTGCTTTAGGAGCTACGGTAGAGCAAATAGGAAGTTTAAGCAGAGGCGCTTTTCGACCAACATTGATAGCTATGGGCTATGATCTTACTCCTGATGATTCTATTTCGGCAGGTGAGATGGCATCAATAGATGCTGCTCGTGATAATTTAGTTACAGAAATGCCTCCACAAATTGGGGCAGTTGCTGAGATTGGTCAATCGAATCAGTACGAGCCGGGACCTTACGCTAAAACTCAAAAAGAATTTTTAGAAAGATGGGAGAGCCGCCCCGGAGCGCCAACACCGAGAGAAATTGATTTGGGTGAGATTCCTCTGGATTGGCTGTCCAGAGGGGGAAGAGGGTCTTACGCTTCGCTAGGGTCTATGTTTGATCCCAGTAGAGTAAAAGGATTGATTGCAACTGCGGAAGCTGCGGTCGATCCATCATTTGTTGTTGCGGCGGAGCAGCCAAAAATTGGAGGTAACTTGGTAGATACGGAGGGCAAACCAAAGGGTGCGATAATTGAAGATGCGCTTTCACTAATTGATACGTCTAGTTTTCCTAAACGCAGGGGGAAGCCTGAAACACTTTCTTCGGAATTTACGCAATTAAAGGGTGCTTCAGAAGAGTCAATTTCATTGGATGAACAAAGAGCAAATATAGCCAAGCAAAATGCGTTGCGGGATGAAATGTTGAAGGAGGAAGCTGCTGGGGAAAATGGAGCGCCTGTATTGACTGAAAATGATATTGCACAACTTATATCAGGTAACCCTGATTCTCAAGATATGACTCTTTTAGCACCTGAGATTCTTGCTGCGCAAGAAGAAGATCGGCAGCAGAATGCCGCCAATGTTGCCATTGCAAATAAGAGGAAAATGGCTGCCGCTAAAGCTGATGAGGATAAAGAAATTTCTCGGAGCAGTTTATTGAAAGCGTTAGGAGCATTAAAAAATAGAAAATCATCGATAGTGGATTATTCAGAATTGATAAAAAGTGGTGATGAACAAGCAAGGCAAGATGCTTTTTCTCAGATGCTGGTTAACCTTGGGGCTGGCATTGCTGCCGGTGATATGGCTCAGGGGTTAAGGGACGCCGGAGAAGCTGTTGCAAAGACCAGAGGTAAGCAACGCGAATTGAGACAAGCTATGGAATTGGCGCAATTAAAGGGTGCTTCAGAGGCTGAAAAAGCTGACTTGGCGATGGAGCTTAGTATTATTGAAGCCCAATTAGGGGGGCTTCCTCCAGCAGCAGCCGCGATAACGCCATCTGAATTACAAAAAACATTGGCAGATATGAATATTTTGAAGTCTCGGAATGAGGAAAATACGGATCATTATAAATACTTGGAGTCCAGAGTCGCCACTTTAACTAATCCTTCGGTGCAAAATGTTGTGGGTCCGGTTTTAATTAAAATGAAAGAGGTAGGTATGGATGGTCTCGATAAGGGTGAAAAAGATATTGTCAATAAATATTTTTCGGCTAATGATCTTGAACTAATATTAGAAACTCTTAGGAATCAGCCAAGAGAGGATGAAAGCGATGGCGGATTGCTTGCTGGCCTTGCACCCGCGCAGGCAAGCGGTGGCTTAGTGAAAGCGGCTGACGGGGTTTATCGGAGTGCGGGTTAATCATGGGAACGGTTCGTGTAGAAGGTCTTGGCGAGGTTGAGATTGCAGGTGATACGCCTACCGTAGAGGAAGCAAGAAATATTTATGCATCTTTGCAGGAAAAAAAGTTAGAGCGTCCTCCAGATAAGGCACCTACACCTCCAGATAAACCTCCGGCCCCTCTTGCTAACGGTGAAGACCCTTCTGTTATAAAAGATATTCTTACTCAGGCCGTTGGTGGCGTTCGTGATGCCACTCAAAGTATTCTTAATTTAACAGCCAGACCTGCTGCTTATCTTGAGGGTAAGCTTCCAACCACTGACAAACCGTTCAAACCGTTGACCCTACCTACTATTGCTCCGGCAAAAACCACAGGAGGAGGGGTAGCCAGAGGGCTTTCCCAATTTTTTGTGCCGTATTTAGGGGCGTTGAAAGTTTTGGGGGTTGGAAAAACATTTATTGGCACCTTGGCTAAGGCTGAAGGTGCGGCTGTTCTTACTGATCAGGCGGTCTTTGATCCGTTCGATCAAAAACTTTCTGATTTGGTTCAGTCAGTCCCTGCTTTACAGAATCCTGCTACGGAATATTTACAAGCTGATGAAGATGATTCTGAGGCTGAAGCCAGATTCAAATTGGCTGTTGAAGGTATGGGATTGGGGGCTTTTGCTACAACTATCATTCAGTCTTTTAGGGGACTCAGATCACTCAAGAAAGGAAAGACAGAGCAAGGGATCAAGGAAGTTGACAAGGCTATCGAAGCTAGTCCAAAAATAGACCCGGTGGCATCGCCAAGAGAGGTTCTTGGGGATGACTATGCCGGGAATATACGAGTAGATAAATACAATACCACTGAAGATGTAAAACAGGGGATTCGTGATACTGCGGAAAAGAACGTGGGTAGGATAGACGAAGCAACACGCGGAACAATCACGACCGATCAATTAAAGGGACTAGCGCGAGAAGTAGGTTTAACTGTTGATGATCTTTTAGATCGTGTTACAGGAGAGGCATGGAATGCAGAAGAGATATTAAGTGCTCGTATGATGATGTTAGCTTCTGCTATTAGGTTGCGTAATGCAGGAAAAGTAGCTTCAAAAACCGGGTTAGATGCTGATATCTTAAAAGTAAAAGATGCTCTTAATCTCCATGTTGGAATCCAAGAACAGGTATCTGGATTAGCTGCTGAAGCAGGTCGTGCGCTTAGACAATTTCGTCTAATAATTGGTGAAGGCAATGTAGAGGAATTATTGACTGCTGGAGGCGGGAAGAAAGCCATAAAAGAAATAGCTGATCGTCTTGCTGTACTTGATCCAGAACTCGATATGGCGGTTTTTAATAATACGGCTAGGGTGCTTAATAAGCCAACCCTCATGGATAAATGGCTTGAGTTTTGGATCAACGGGTTACTTTCAGGACCGCAAACTCACGCGGTAAATTTTTTATCAAATGAATTAACATCGTTTTGGTCTATCCCAGAACATTATCTGGCTGCCGGAATTGGTGCCATAAGAAAAACTCCAGAGAGGGTTACATTAGGAGAGGCTAATCATCGGCTTTATGGATGGCTCAAAGGACATCAGGAGGGCTGGGGTTTAGCCAAGAAAGCATTTATCACCGAAAGCCCGTCCGATATTTTTTCTAAATTGGAGCTTCCCAGAGAACGAGCAATAAAAGGCACACTTGGAAAGGTCATAAGATTACCCGGCAGGGCGTTGATAAGTTCTGATGAGTATTTTAAGTCGATTGGTTATCGGATGGAGCTTAACGCGCAAGCCTACAGGAGTGCTATTAAAGCTGGATTAAATCCGCGTTCAAGAGAATTTGCGGAATTTTTGGAAAAGATTAAAAATAATATCCCTGAAAATAAAAATCAAATAAAACAGGTGGCAAAAGAATTAGGGATGGGAGTTAGAGAATACAAAGCTCTGAAGAAAAAGATTTCCCTTAAAGCCACAGATAATGCCAGATACCTTACGTTCACTAAACCCCTTGAAGGCATTAGTGCTGACATTACATCTATACAGGCAAAAGCGCCAATTTCTAGGATGCTCATGCCATTTGTCAGAACTCCAACCAACATAGTCAGATTTGCCGCTGAAAGAACTCCTCTTGGATTGATGATGCGGGAAACGAAAAACGCCAAAGGAGCAGCAAAGGATGTGCAAATGGCTAAGATGGGGCTTGCGGCAGGGGCTGGTGCTCTCATCATGTCAATGGCAGGTCAAGGTAAAATAACCGGCTCCGGCCCAACCGATCCTAAAGCGCGCAGAGATATGTTGGATACCGGCTGGCAACCTTATTCGTATGTTTATGAAGATGATGAAGGGAAGAAGCATTATTATTCCTACAAACGTATTGAACCGATGGGAATTTTGTTTGGCTTAACTGCGGATTTTCACGATATTGCTGGAGAAGTTCCAGATAAGGATGCAGATGAAATAGCGGCAGGTATTGTTGCTTCGATAAGCCAGAACCTTACCGATAAGACTTTCTTTAAGGGGCTTGGTGATTTTTTCGAGGCTATGGGTAATCCAGACAGGCAGTTCACTGCCTACTTGCAGAATCTTAGCGGAACGATAGTACCTTCTATTTTAGCTCAAACCACCAGAACCGTTGATCCTGTGTTAAGAGATACCAGATCATTTTTGAAAAGGATTAAATCGCGTATCCCCGGATGGTCCGAGACTCTTGAGGCAAGGCGCAATCTATGGGGAGAACGAATCATTCTGAGCGGGGGATTGGGTCCAGATATTATATCTCCTATTTATTCATCAGAATCAAAGAACGATCCGGTCGCCAATGAACTGGTCAGATTGGATTACCATCCTTCATTGCCGCAACGAACTCAAAGTGGTACAGAAATACCCGACAATTTGTATTGGCAATTTGTTGAAGACGCTGGCAAACCAGCGCATCAATTACTTGAAAGTATAATGGCACTGCCTGCATGGGAAGCGTTAAACAACAGACCTAGCGAACAAAAAGATATAATTAGAAAGGTTATTGATTTAACACGAAAGAACGCCCGACTTAAACTAAGAGTCGCAATGGGAGAATACTTGACTAAACAAGATAAGATTAAAATAACAGAACAGTTAAAAATAGAAGGGCATTCTGAAGATAGCGCAGAGCAGTGGATTCGTGAAAATGTCAATAAAAAAACGGCAAGCCGGTAAAATAATCACAGGAAAATAAAATGACTACAGGACAAACAGTACCGCCGGGTTATTACGTCAGCAACAGCGCAGACGAGGACGTGTTCTGCGTCACGAAGACCAATAACTTTTATTTCAAGAAAGCCCGTGGCAAGAAATGGGCACGTACTGATTCATGGAACTTCGATCATCTGTGTGATGTGGAAACCGTTAACGAAGTGCAGGGTGTCAGCGGTGATGTGAACACGCACGATGGCCGTGGTCTGGAAGTCAGCGTGTCGGCGCACATCGGTGTCACGGTATCCGACGTGATGAAGTGGCATTATGTCAACCCGGATGGCAACCAAGCCACGCTGTGGGCTGGCCCTGAAGGCGGACCCGGTAAGGGTGTGAGCATGGATGTGGGTGTGTGGTACGACAAGAACGGTAACGTTCATATGAAGCTCTCGGCTTCCGGGGTGATCCCTCATTTTGATTTTGGCGGGGAAGTTGTGATCAACCCAAAGACTGTTGAAAACTTAGAGAAACCCACAGCAGATGACAAGGCGTTTGCCAAGGGGTTTACCGAGGGTGCCACTCTGGGTATTGCAGACAAGCCACCGAAGGTTCTGACCGAAGGTGTTGCCGTGGTGGATAAAGTGGGTAAGAAAGTTCTTGGCTGGTTCAAGTAGGGCGTTATGTCGATAGTCACAGAATCTCCTGCCAATTTTTACGAAGGCTTGTTTATGAACGAGGGCCATTTCGTTGAATTCACGCTGGGGCTTGACAACCTCGTCTGGGTGAATGAGACCATCGAATCCATCCGCAAGCCAAAGCCTAAAATTATCACCAAAATTTACGGCATTAAGGATGCGATAGAATTTCAAAGCAGTCTCATCGATTTTGGCTACCATCACTTACCCGCCTTTGAGTTATCCGAGCAGTCCGACTACATCAATTAACGGGGCAGACGATTATGGGCGATCAATTCAGCGGCGATCTTTCACGCAATGAAGTGGAGATGGATCTCAGTAAGTTCCTTGAGATTATGAAGGACAACTCTGATCTCAAGGATAAGATCCGTGAATTGCAGGGCGCAGAAAAAGTCAACCCGTACCAGAAATGGATACATCTTGCCAAGACCATAGATGCTTGGCGCATCTTTCCTCGCGTGTTTGTCGGGGTATATATCTATTTGCTGTACGCGGTGGTGATCTGGTTTATGACCCTTAACGAACCAAACTTGGAACAAGCTGGTCTGGTGTCGGTCGTTGTTGGGGCAATGGCGGCAGTGTTTGGAATATACGCAGGCACGTCAGGACAGAGCAAAAAGTTTAAAGGTGAAGGTTAGTGAACGAAGCCTTTAATCTGATTGCTGATGTTGGGTTCCCGATTGCGATTGCATTGATTGCAGGCTTCTTTATTTTCCTGACCATCAAGTACATTCTTGAAAGCGTCATCGGGCAGGTCAGCGGTATTCATGTGATCGTCACTGGCTTGGATAACCGTGTGAAAACGATGAACCATGACATCATTCGTTTAGATGCAACCATGTGTGCGGTTCTGGGGATTAGACCTGATCTGGGCAGGATAGCTCGGGCTGACGGTAAGGACGATGCTCGGCGTGACTGATGGATATCGCAAATGTTGTCAGCGAGTACGGTTTTCCTATCGTGGCGACGGTGGGTCTGTTGTACATGATTTATTTTATCTGGCAATTCATCACCCATCAGATCAAGAAGAAACTGTCAGAGGCGAATGTTACTTTGGTGGCACTCATTGACCGGATTCGGATGTTGGACAACGACATCATAAGGCTGCAACAGAAACTCGATACCGTCATTGAATTGCGGGAAGCAAAGGCGGAACAGAATGAAATGGATAAGGATTAGTTTGCTGCTGGTGCTTTCTCCGGCTTTATCTTATTCGTCTGAGTTGGTTCACAAGTTCGGTAGCCCTAGTTTCAACGGGATCAATCAATCGGCCCATTACCTGACCATTGATGAGCAGGAAAGAACCCGCTCAGAGAAAGTTGCTGCGGATATCCAAGATGCCTTGGACGAGGCTGAACGTGAGGCGGATAACACCACGCTTGCCAAGTTCCTGCGTAATCTTGAGTCGAGGATTTATTCAACACTCGCCAAGGACATTTCAGAATCGCTGTTCAATTACGACAACATCCCCACAAGCGAGAACCCCATCGTCGGGAGAATCAATCTCGAAGGCAATATCCTTACGTGGCTTAACGATGGAACCAGCATTACGCTCACCATCGAGGAATGGTTCGACGGGCTTCTGATCTCAACCACTGAGATCGTGATTCCTGTAGGTTCTTTCGGAGGGTGTCTGACAGACTGTGAATGATGAAGCACTTATTCTTGTTAGCCGTGTTGCTTGCCGTGGGTTGTGCGCCTATTGGCATGGGCAAAAGAAATGAAGATTGCAGTTCTCTTACGGCGTGTATTGAGGGTCCGCAGATCGTACCCAGTGCAGCCCAGCAGTTACTAAACCTGCCGCCTCCTAAGAACAAGGCGGTGGTGGCGGTATACAGTTTCACCGACAAGACGGGACAACGAAAGTCCAACGACAACCTAGCCAGCTTCAGCACCGCAGTTACCCAAGGCGGTGTGGATATCCTGATTGAGGCGTTGAAGGACGCAGGCCGGGGTAATTGGTTTGCGGTGGTGGAAAGAGCAGGGCTGGACAGCCTGACCCGAGAACGACAGCTTATCAAGAACACCCGGCAGACCTACGCCGGGGAGGGGGAGAATGTCCTCAAGCCGTTGCTCTATGCCGGGTTGATCCTTGAAGGTGGCATTTCGTTTTACGACACGAACCTGCGAACCGGTGGTAACGGGGCTAGGTTCTTAGGTATCGGGGCGATGAACCAGTACCGCGAAGACAAGGTGACGGTAATTCTGCGAGCAATACTGGTACAAACCGGGGAAGTGTTGCTGAACGTGACGGCCACGAAAACCATCCTGTCCACCGGCAGGGGCACCGACCTGTTCAGGTTCTACGAACAGGGTACTGAACTGGTTGAGATCGAGAGCGGCAGCACCGAGAACGAACCGGTGGGTCATGCCGTCAGAGCAGCTATCGAGGCGGCGGTGTACGGGCTGGTGATTCAAGGTCTGAAGGTCTGGAAAGGCAGGTCTGGGACTTCGATTATGCTAAACTGGTGCGGGAGGATAACGATGAAAGTTCTTCTTAAATTGTTGATGCTATTGGTTCCGGCGGTTGTGCTTGGAGCCAACAACGATATATACATAACCCAGACAGGAACGGGCCTTACATTGACCATCGACCAGATCGGGGCGAGCAACAAGGTTGGAACCTCGCAGGCCAGAGTTATTTTGGGTGGCACCAGCATGACCGTTGATCTGGATCAGATCGGTGACACCAACGTCATCGCTGCAAGCATCTTACAAGGCAACTCATCCAGTTGGACATACAAAGCAACGGGTGATAGCAACGTGGCTACCCTCGCAGTCGGGGCAACCGGGGATTCTGCCAGTTCGGATTTCGACTTCGAGGCCACAGGCGACAGCAACGTGCTCACGTTCACCCAAGGTGACGCAGCAACAGCCACGGCAGGTAATCAGGATTTCGCTGTGACAGGCACGTCAAACGATCTGAACGTCAAATGCAACGTCATCGGCTGTATCAACAACTGGACTGTCTCAGGGAACAGCAACGATATCGATACGTTGCAATCAGGGCGACAGGATCACGACATCACCATATCCCTTACCGGTTCTTCAAATAATGTTGACGTGGATCAAACCGACACGGCCAGCACCAATGTGGCTAACATCATTTCAACAACGAGCAACGGCGTCATCAACGTGGATCAATGCGCCAGTGGCTGTTAAGTTTACTGTTCGTTGGTGCAGCCCATGCGGCAGGCATTGGGGAGATATCTGAGTTAAAGGGTGTCGGTGAGATCACCCGTAAGGATTCCGACGCTGCATTCCTAGCTGAACTCGCTTCCGATATTTTCTCTTTCGATGATGTCACGACCGGCAACGGTCGCATGGCAATCCAGTTTCTCGATTCTTCTACGCTGAAGTTAACAGAGCACTCTAAGGTGGTCATTGATGAATACATCTATGACCCCGATCCCAGCAAGACCAAGCTGGCCCTGAACATGGCGTCAGGTACGGCCCGGTTTATCACGGGTGCTTTGGCGAGGATCAACAAGAACAACATTTCCATTCGCACCCCCAGTGCCACCATCGCTATCAGGGGCACGGACTTCACCACCACGGTTGACGAGCTTGGCCGCTCGCTGATCATCCTGCTGCCTGATCCTGATGGCACCTCCTCGGGGGAGATTTCAGTGACCACATGGTCGGGGACGGAAATTCTCAACCAGCCCTTCCAGGCCACGATGGTGTCAACCTTTGAGTCACGGCCTACCAAGGCCGTCACCCTTGGCAACATCACGCTTGATCTGATCGACAACATGCTGATCATCAACAAGCCGCCTGCCATTGTGCAAGCAGAGGCAGAGCAGAGCGGTGAGGTAAAGACCGATCTCGACAGGGATTTCTTTGAGGATGCTCCCGATCTGGATAAGGATTTTCTTGAGATTGAAGAGGAAATCAGCAGGCTGGATATTGACCTGTTAAGTTTTGATTTTCTGGTGGATTTATTAGCAATCGTTGAGACTGGCAGTAAGAAGAAAACCACGTCTGGTGGTGAGCTACAGGGCGTGGAACTGACCGGGATCATCCCCGGTTTTGATCCGACCTACCAGACTTATACCTTTGTCGAAGGGATGTATGTGTATTTTGTTCACCAAGGAACCAACACGTTTGATATAGCCTTGGACAAGGAAGCAGCAGCTTACCTGAGCATAAATTCTTTTGGCGTTCCGATGGAGATAGAGGTCAATGGCGCGGGCGATAATACTATCGTTATTTTTCAGTCTCCTTAGTCTGGCACATGCAGGTGATAACCTGATCACCATTCAGACCAAGGGCAGTGGTACAACCATAACGACCAAGCAGATTGGCAGCAGCAATATCACGGGCGTCTATTGTGGGCTGGGCAGCTTCGACAATTCACTGGTCAATACTCATAATTGTGATGACGCGACCATCACATCAGTAGTTGATGGTGTATCGAACGTCGTGTACTCGCAATCGGTATGGTCAAATCATTCCGATCAAAGCTGGATCACAACCGTTACCGGGACTGACAATTACGCGGTGATCGATATGGATGAATCAGGTAGCACGTCAAGGATCACCCAGATTGGCAATGATAATCAGGCATGGATTCTGGGTTCAGGTGTTGACAACGTATACAAAACCGAACAAACCGGCGACGACATGTACGCCAAAATTATCTCGTTCGCTGATGACAGCGACATCTGGATCACGCAGGAAGGCAGCGGTGATCACAATGCCTACGTCTATAACTCCGGGAGTGCTCATCGCAACGACACCCGATTGATCCAGAAAGGGTCGGGTAACAAAGATGCCGATGTGTTCTGGTACGGCGCAGACGATGGCGATTTAACGCTTACCCAGCAAGGCAATGGATCACATACCTCGCTCATCAAATTTTATACGGACGACTACGATGTCACTGTCGTCCAAAAAGGGACCACCAACAAGGCTTACTCAGCTACGTTTAATTGTGTAAGTAATTGCGACAAAACCATCAGCATCACGCAACAGAATTGAAAATCCTGCTCCCAATTTTGCTGGCGTTGTTGTTGCTGCGGGTGTTCGATCCGTTCCCGGTGGAGACCCTTAGACTAAAATACTTCGATGCGCTGCTCACCATCAAAGAGCCCGTCCAGAGCAAAACGATTTCCCTGTACAACATCGATGAAGCGGCACTGGCTGAAGGAGGGCAATGGCCGTGGCCTCGCCAGCAACTGGCGGCTCTCAATGATCAATTGCTTGATGCAGGTGCAGTGGCAGTGGTCTACTCTGTGTTGTTTCCTGAAACAGATCGATTCGGCGGGGACGCGGAATTTGCCGAGAGCATGGGCCAAGTTCCTACCTTCCTCTCGGCGGTAGCGACTGCCGACACTGACAGGCAGGAAGGCTGGCACATCGGGGTCACCACGATGGGGCCGGTCGAAGAACACGTTCTGAGCTATCCCGGCATCCTGCCGAATGTTGATGTACTTCAGCAAGCGGCGGCTGGTACCGGGATCGTCAACACTGCCGCGGAGGTGGATGGGCTGGTGCGGAGGGTACCGATGCTGGTGAAGGTTGGGGAGAGCCTCTACCCGGCCCTTGGGCTGGATGTGCTGCGTGGGCTGGCGGGTGACCCTTCTTATCAAGTAAAAGCCGCTCAGAGCGGCATACAGACCGTTAGAGTGCCTAATTACAGCACCATCGAGACCGATAGCTCTGGTAGGGTGTGGGTCGATTGGAACACGACGTTTTCTCCAGAACCCCTAGCAGGCACCATCGTCTTCGTGGGGGCTACCGCAGCCGGGGTTTCCCCTGTTGTTTCAACCCCAAGACTTGGGATGCATCCGCATCAGGTTCAAGCAAACCTGTTTGAGACCCTGCTGAACGGCACGTCGCCGGTACGCCCGGACTGGGCGCTGGGTGCTGAAATATTGGTTGTCCTGATTTTTGGCCTTTTCACAGCGTGGTCAGTGCGTTATTTGCCTGTTTTGGTTGTACCAGTAGGGGTCATTGGGATCGGCGCTCTAGCGGCCTCTGCCAGCGTCTGGGGCTATCTAAGTTTAGGCATTCTGGTTGATGCTGCATTTCCGGTAACTTTCTAGCCTCACAATCGGTGGAACGGGTGTAGCTCAGAGAATGATCAGTGAATATCGCCAGAAATTGCAGATCAAGGGGATGTTTGGAACGTATGTCAGCCCCAAGCTGGTTCAGCAATTGGTGGACGATCCATCCTTGATGAAGCTCGGCGGCGATACCAAGACCATGAGTTTTCTGTTTTGTGATATCGTTGGCTTCACCCCTATCTCGGAGCATTTCAAAAACAACAACGATCCGCAGGGACTTGTCACCCTCATCAACCGTTTGCTGTCTGCCTTAACCGATGTGGTGCTGTCCCTCGATGGCACCATAGACAAGTACATGGGCGATTGTGTGATGGCGTTCTGGAACTCACCTGTGGATTGTCCCGACCATGAGGAAAGGGCTGTGACTTGTGCTGCCATGATGCTGGTCGCGCTTGAACATCTCAATGAGGAACTTGAACTTGAGGGATTACCAAAATTAGGCATTGGTGTCGGGCTTAACACTGGGCCAGCAGTCGTGGGAAATATGGGGGGCAAGCAGCGTTTCGATTACTCAGCTATCGGGGATAGCGTGAACGTGGCTGCTCGCTTGGAAAGCAGTTCAAGAAAGTATTCCGAAGATGTTTTGATTGGCGAGGCGACAGCCAAAGCTGTGCCTGAGTTGGTGAAATATTTGGATTCAATTCAAGTTAAAGGTAAAGAGGAACGGTTAGAGGTTTATACATTGCGTAACTAAAAAGTGCCCAGCGTGGTTCGTGCGGGGACCACACTCTGGGCCGTATCCCCGTTTTTACAATTCGTACATTTGAAAGAAAATCCTAAAGGGTTGACTTTTAGGATTCTTTCATTTCTTCATCAAGAATAAATCTGCCTAAAGCCTCAACCACCTGTGGCACGACAGCATTACCGAGCGACTTCAGACGCGGTGTGCGATCAGGGCATCCATTGATCACTCTTGGGATTCCTCCAGGTTCGTCCAGCCATCTGGAAACCCCATCAGGAACTCTACAAACGCTGGATTGAGTTGACCATGAACCTTCTGACGTTCCCCCGCCTCGTTTATCACTTTTGTCGTTAAACTTTCCTGTGAACCCTTTTTCCCTCGGCTCCTGTCTTGATAGCCGAGTCTCGCTTCGTGGCTCATGGGCGTCGGCCACAGACGAGGATCTCGCACCTGTTGGGAAAGATGGATTTGATGGCGTTCTGCGAGTTTGCTCGTCATGGCGTGTTTGTAGGATGTTGCTATTGTGTACGCCTCGGCTCGATCCTCGCTGGCGTTTGGCGTTTGCCACAATCCAGACTCGATCCCGCCTGTGCGGGGCATCGACGGCGCAAGCTGGAACAACAAACGATTGTGTGGCGTAACCCGAATCTTCCAAGTCAGAAAGCACCGTGTCGAGTTCCATGTTGATGATGCCACTAACATTTTCGCCAACGACCCAAGCTGACTCCACCTCCCGTATGACTCGTAGCATTTCAGGCCAGAGTGCGCGGTCATCTTCCGAGCCTCGCTGGTTCCCGGCGACACTGAATGGTTGGCAAGGAAATCCACCGCAAACAAGCTGAGTTGCCCCTCTGTATTGTCGTCCATCTAATTCCTCAATATTGTCGTGAATCGGTACATCAGGCCAGTGCTTTGCAAGTACCTTGCGACAGAACGGATCAGTCTCGCAAAATGCCACTGTCTCCATCCCAGCACGTTCCAAGCCAAGGCTAAAGCCGCCGATGCCTGAAAACAAGTCAAGCACGGTCATCATTTAATGCTTTTTCCTATGAACACTGGTGCCATTGGCGTTTTTTTTCGATCTATTTCAGGGCCAGCCCAGAGCCAATGGATGCGCCCGCAAGCCTTGCAACGCACATATTCTCCGACAACTTTCAAATCCCTTTGGACCTTGTGGTCCTTGGTTTCACCCCCGCAGGAACATTGCACTATTGATCCCCATCAGCTAAATAATTTAATAATCGATTAGTTTTTTTGCCCTGTGCAGAACGTCATTGAATTCTTTCTGATGATTGCCTGTATCTGAGTAACTCATCATCTCATACGCTTCGATCAATTCATCGAGGGTTTTTTTCAACTCATCGATCTCTTTCTCGTATTCGGCGAACAGATTAATAGGTTTCCAATCCCTTAAAAGTTTTTCAATTTCTTCGTATCGTTGTCTTTTAATAGACCTGATCCTAGCGGCACTACCTATACCGCTCACTGTCGAAGGCGGTACTTCCTTACGCTTTTTTTCTGGAGGATTGAGCCAGTACATTTTCAACGATCCTCCTCCCAAAACGCGATCAAATCTTCTGGCTTTGCAGCCGCCACTTCGTGTAGCTCAGACGATACAGGAAGCTCAAAAAAGAAATCAGTCTGGACCGCTTCCAAAACATCTGCCCAGTATGCCCGCATATCGTCTGGCAACGTGGGCCGATCAAGAATTTTTTGAACAGCATCGATACGGCTTTGCTTCAATTCTGCTACCAAGGATCGTTCAATCATGCTCTCCTCCATACTCTTACCCCCCGTGAGCCACCTTCAACCACCGAACGCATGGTCAGCATCGAGCCGTGCATTCGTTTCAGGTAGGCCATTCTGTTCGACAACACACGATAAGCGTGTGTGCTAGGCAACACGCCGCGAAAAAAAATACTGTCGCCGGGTTCCAGCTTACGCAGCAAGCCGAACGGGTGACCGGCATGGAATCGTCGCGGCGGCAGCGGGATGTTACGATCAATGCTCGGTGGCGCAAATGGCGGGTCATCACTCATCGGGTCTTAGGCAAAAGCCTGTATTCGTAAAGCCCTCGCCCAGCGTTTCCACGCCGTCTACGCTCGACCGTGTGAGCGCCAAACCGCGGTTTACGCAAGTGGCGTAATTGAGCAGAGACCGAAGGCGAAGGGGCGTGAGTCGCGCTCGCAATCTCAGCCAAAGTGCGCCATTCCCTGTCGGACATCAGCATGAATATCCGCTTGATCTGTCCCGTCAGCCGACTGAAATCCAGTTCGGGCTGATAATCCGGCCCATCGAAATGGGTTTCAGGTAACCTTTCCATCGCTAACCTCCCGCCAATATATTGAGTTGCAGGTCAGACAGCCGTTTTGCTGGAACACATGCCCCCGCTCTCCCGCACGATCCGACCAGATTGCGCCGCAACGGACGCATTCCCATTGCCGCAAGTCAGAATGGGAAATCGGTATCGGCTGCTTCTGTTGTGGCTTCAGGGGCCGTGACCGTGGTTGTTTGTGCAACGTCGCCTTCCTCAAATAAATGGTTGTGTTCGTTGCCGTAGTACACCGAACTTGCAATCCTGAAATACTTGCTGCCGTCTTCCTTGGCCGTGTTCAACCACGCGCTCAAGTTGATGCGCGGTCCTTCGTCCGGGTTCTGGCCGTCCTGCGGGAAAGCGTTGTTACGCAACAGCACGATAAGCGTTTTCAGCATGTCTTCCGTTACGACGATATGGCCCCTGTAAGGGGGTTGCCGATTGCTGGTGGTGGCATCCTTGTTGCGCCAGATGCCGCCCTGATTACTGCTAGGGAATTTATCCATCGGTGGTTTCTCCTGTGGTTTGATAGGTGTGTTGCAGTTGTCTTAACTCTTCGACAGACATTTGTCTCAGAGGCTCGATGCGCTCATTGAACGCTTTGATTTCGTTCTGGTAACCGCGGTTATACAGTTCAAGCAACGTCTTGCGGTTACGTTTGGTGAATTCCTCGATCCACGTCTTGCGGTTGCGTTTGGTGAATTCCTCGATCCACCCGGCAGCCGTCTTGGGGTCTCCAGCTTTGGCTGGAGTGCCTTCCGGCGGCAGGGCAAACATCACGATGGTGACGTAGATGAACTCCAGCACCTCCTTGATGGTGTCCAGTGTCACGTCAACGTCAACGTCAATTTTCTTTTCTATCGTCATCATTCTGTCCTCAAGCGTCCATTTTTGGCCGCTAATAATTACCGCCGCTGCTGGTTTGACTTTGCTTACAGGCGGGGTGGTTTTTTTAGGTGCAGGAGCTTTCGCTTTTTCGTTGATCGCATGATGCACTTCATCAAAGGAAGCGTAGTTGCCGCCGCCGAGGCCACAGGCAGACAAACTGCGCCCAATCGAACTTGTAAGTGTGTTTTCGACACACGAAGTCGAATTAACTGGCCCACTACCTCGGAACTCCTCGGCAAAATCATTGGCAATAACGCGCCATGCACCATTTACAAATACACTAATAGTTGTTTCAGCCAATACCTTTGTTTCATCGACCACATGAATCGTAGAAATAATTCTGCCATCTTCTCCATAGGCTTCCCGAAACGCCTGTACTCGCGTATGCACTTCGGCGTATAGCTTGCCCCTGATGTTGACCTTGTTTTTGTCTGGCAGGTCAGCCATGTTTTTGACCGCGCCGAGCAGTCGATCTTGGTTGTAGTCCTCACTCACGTCATTGACTCCCTCATTGATTTGGTGATGATGTCGGCGATTTCGTAAACCGCCAGCTTGTCGAACAGCGTCATAGGTATTTGGGTTAGCGGTCTGCCGAGCATCGTGAACACCACCTGATCGCCTTCAATCCTCAAGCGCAGGTTGGATTGTTGAAACTGTGGCAAGCCCCACAAGCCCAGAATCTTGCGGGTCACGCTGTCCAGCATGTCGAATTCAAGCGTCGGCATGGCTTTGCGATTCCACGTATCGTGTGTATTGAGAACACCAGCGATTGACCTCGCAGTAATCCTCACAGCGAGTGCGCTTACCAAGGCGGTGCTGGATGACGTGATCGCCATTCAACTTGTTGTCAGCAGCCCAAGCGATGGCCTCGTCCATGCTGCTGCATACCTTGCTGGCTCGTTTGGCTGTGGCTGATTTAAGCACCACAAATTTATCACTCTGCGCCCACATCTCGGCGTCTGAACATTCAACCAAATCCTGATGCAGCAACGCGGCATAAGATGCCTGTTGGTGCAGCGCCAATCGCTCCTCCACGTAATCAGCAATTGTGTCGCTCTCCCACATCGGCACTGGCAATTGCAACACCGGGCTTTGGGGGTAATCAGCGCGAGTTTTCGCCTGACTGGCGATCCAGTCTCGCAGGATCACAAGAATATAAAGTTCTGTGACTTGCATCCCCTTGGCTTTTTCAACGAAAAATTTCTGCACTTGCAGTTGCCGATCCCACTCCGGCTTGATGCCGTTCTCTTCATGCTTGGCCGCAAACAGCACCGACCTGACGCTTGTCACCTTGTAATCAATGACGATGACCGTGCCATCGGGATTGAGGATTTGCAGATCAAGCTGGGTGGAGGTCCGTAGGCCGTTTGGGTGATCCCAAAAAATGCGCTCCTCGGCAATGGTGTCATCGCCGGAAGTGGCGAATTGCATCACGGCATGGACGCCACGGCCCAGCACGCCGAAAAATGCCAAGGGCAATGTTTTCTTGATCTCATCCTTATGCGCTTTTTTCAACTGCATGATCCGGGCGCTGTCAATTATCTGGGTGCCAGTGATGTCCGAATCCCCGGCATCATAGCTATCGTGCATGAACCCATTGAGAACCTGCGGCGAAATGTAGCCGTCATCCGCTGGCACGACTGACCCTCCATATCCGCAGGCCGTGTTCCGATTCCTTCGCAAGCCGAAATTTGTAATGCTGATGCTTTCGTGAGAACCTTGCCAGCCTGATGCGACAGGACACCAGCTTTCGTTCCAATTCACGCTGCGTTGCGGCAGGAACGAGGATTGAGTCGCCCACTTTCATCTCCCTCAAAGGCAACGGCCCGACCTCAACCCGCTCGCTCAAACGCGGCGGCAAGGGAACGCCCTTTTCGATCTTCATAGTCTCACCATAATGTATATTTTATTCATAATGTTGCGTGATTTACAGTCCCAAGTATAGCCGTGCCTGAGTCCCAAAGTAAAGCCCCGCGTGAGATTTCGTTTACCGTCCTCGGGCAGTGCTACAGCAAGGCCAATTCACGACAACTCGTCACAATAGGCGGGAAACCGCGGTTCATTAAGTCTCGACCCGCAAGGTTGTACGTTACTGATTTTCATAAACAATGCCCCAAACTGACACACCTGATGGAAGGTGATTTGGTAGCCGAAATTCATTTGACATATAACAGTAGACGGCCCGATCTTGACTGCAGCCTCATACTGGATGCGATGGAAAAATACATTTATCAGAACGATAGACAAGTGCGAGAGCAACACCTATATTGGGACGGAGTGGATAAGGAAAACCCGAGAGCAGAAATTACAATTCGTGAAAGAAAAGCCCCTTCCAGCATGGAGCCGGAAAGGGCTAAAACGGCAGCGAGGACTTTGCTGCCAAGCGCAGGGAGAAAACCAAAAATCTCCCCGCGCAGATGATTATGAACCAATCGATAAAGGAACACCACCAAAGAGGATATCGCCATGAGCAGGAGTGCTGTCGAGCTTGCCGTTCAAAACGCCAAACACAACCAAAGAATCCTCTGCCCTGCCTGCGGCCCTACCCGTAAAAAGTCTAAACAAAAAACATTGAGCATCACCGTCGAGCCTGACGGGACCAAACTTTTTTGCTGCCATCACTGCGATATCAGCGGTCGAATCTCAGAAAAACCGCGCCCCTTAATTGACCCGCTCGATGAATTCCTGCAATCCGTTCCGGGCCATCCCAACGTCATTGAACTCCCGAGTGCCACACACGACCGCGAGCTTGAGCAGTTCATGGAATCTCGCGGAATCTCTAGGGAAACCTATCAGAATTTCGGCGTGACCAGCGACATCCGCTGGTTCGATAAAAAAGCCGGTGAACAACTGGCGGTCGGTTTCACTTATGGCGATCCTGCCGAACCGAGTGCGATCAAGTGGCGCTCACTGAAAAGCAAAGCCTTTACCCAGACAGGTGCAGCGCAAACTTTTTATGGCCTTGAAAAACTGCCCAAAGACATGAGCGATATGACCCTCGTTATCTGCGAGGGCGAAATCGATTGTCTCAGCGTAGCGCAGGCATTTTCTGCTACTGATACAGAAGTGGCGGTGGTGAGTGTACCGAATGGCGCTCCAGCCAAACCTGTACGGCATGATGATGGCATCAAGTTCAACTACCTGTGGGAGGCAAGGGAATTACTGGAATCGAGTAGCAGAATTATCCTTGCCACTGACCACGACCAGCCCGGAGACAATCTCAAGCAGGAGATCGCCCGCAGGGTAGGGCGAGGACGATGCTGGGAGGTTGAATTCAGCACCGAACTCAAGGATGCCAACGCGGTCCTGTGCGCCGAAGGCCCGGAACGATTGCGGGAAATTATCGAGGCGGCCACACCAATGCCGCTGGCCGGTGTGTTCAGCGCCAAGGATTATGAGGAACAGGTGGAGGAAATTTTCGATGCCGGTGGTACAGGCAAGGGCTTGAGTACGGGTTTCAAATCGCTTGATAAAATCCTGACGATTGCCCCCGGCTTATACGTTATTACTGGCATGGCAGGTCATGGTAAATCTTCCCTGATAGACAATCTGTTGCTCAACACGAGCGAGCAGCACGGCTACCGGTGGGCAGTTTGCTCGATGGAAAACCCGGTCCCGATTCATATCTTGAAACTGGCTGCCCTGAAAACGCAGAAGCCATTTTTTGAAGGGCCAACCGAACGGATGTCCAAACAGGAATTGCGTGAATCTATAGACTGGATCAACGACCGGTTTTGTTTTTTGGAAAACAAGGACGGGGAAGTCGCCACCATCGATTCCATTATCCGCAGAAGCCGTGATGCATTGCTCAGGCTGGGTATCAACGGCTTGTTAATCGATCCTTATAACTTCTTGGAACCTACCAATAAAAACACGAACGAGCATCAGGAAATCAGTGCCAATTTGTCAAAAATAATTTCATTTTCGCAGGAAGCGAACCTGACGGTATTTTTTGTCGCACACCCCACCAAGCAATACCCGCAGGGTGAGAAGGAAAAACCGGTTGATGGAAACGCGATTTCTGGCAGCTATTCTTGGGCGTCCAAGACAGACTTCGGGGTTACGCTGTTTAGGACCAACGATCCGAACGATCACACGCCTGAAGTCATCGTTTGGAAATCGCGGTTTAACTGGATCGCGCAGCGCGGATCGCAAAAATTATCCTACGATGTTGCGACCGGAAAGATGAGCGATATCAGGGATGATTTTGATTGGTCCGTAAGTTAGAGCAATCCGTTGTTGCGCGCAATCGTCACCAGATCGTCAGCCAGCCGCTTGTTTTTTTCGATGAGGTCATCCCGCAACGCGATCAGATCGGTGCGCAGCGTTTGAATCTGAGGCTGTAATACATCCAAGATCGCTGCCGCTTGGGTTAATCGCTCAATGCTCTCCCGGTAGCTGCACTGTGATTCCTCCTGTTGCTGGCGCAACAGTTCGTTGTGCTGATGCCACGCCTGAGCGTTGTCTGAATCGATCAGATCGTCATCGTGTTGGTTGTTGGTCATTTGGATTCCTCTTCATTCAGGGTTAGACATGAGACTCTCAGGATTCAGGCTGACCCTGTGGTCTCGATCATTGAAACATACTCGCACGTCACCAAAGTCCATGACGAATAGATCGGTGTAAGGTGAGTTCCAACGAATGGGACCATTCTCTACTGGCGGTTGGGTGCGGACCTGCACGAATTCTATTTCGACAGGAAGTTTCGTAACTGCTGTATTTATGCGCTGCCCCCACCACCAGACTAAGTTTCGGCTCGCCTTGAAATCGTCAATAGTATCTCGCGTGAATACCAAATCATCAATGGTTATCGCAACGTCCAAAATGGTGCTGAAGACTTCTTCAATCTTTTCATTGAGGATTGCTGTGCCCATCCTTCGCAATAGCGTTCCGGTCCTGACAAACACCTGCGCCATTTCGCTCTGCAGTTCCGCAGTAGTTACCGCTTCACCGCCGAAACCTTCCTCGCCATCAACCGCTGCCATGATTTCCATGTCTCTCAGTTCAGCCTTCGTCGGCTTTGTCATTTGTATTCCTCCTTTTTCTAAGCGGCCAGAAACATCCCAATCGTCCCATCGGACCTTAGCCAGATTTGCTCGATAAAGTAGTGCCATGTGCCAGCTTGATTGAGAACATCCGCGACAGCGCGTTTGGCACTGGCTATGTCCACATAGCCATTAACGACCTTGATTTTTTCCTGCGAAACCCAAACCTTGTATTCTTTTTCTACGTTCGGCTTCCAGTTTTTGTAATCGTAGGCTTGTTCGCTGAGAGCATATTCCCCATCGGGAATTTCCCCAATGGCCTCGGACCCGACCTTGTTGGTTTCGACAAAAACAGGGTAGCCATCATCAGCAATTTCATCGGACTCATAGCCGATGCTCCAGTTGATTTGGGATGCTTCGTAATCCCACTCTCGATTGATGTCGTTCAGCAAACCCATGTCAATTCACTCCTCTCTCTTCATCTTCTAGGACTTTCTTGATAGCTTGGTTTCGGGGAGTCTTGCCTAGATGTCGCAGAGCGAAATAAGCCATCAGTTGATCAACCTCAAACTTTTTCAGCTTCAGAATCCTATAAATAACAATGCTTACATCTTCGCTCATGTCTCCGATCTGCGGGTCAACCATAGGCGAACCATCAAGCTCACCAAGTAACATATGAATGAACCTTTTCCTTTCTTCACGATTATAATCAGCCATAGCATTGTCGAAGTTAATGCTTTTGTATCCCCTGAACGAACCGTCCGGGTTCTTCACTTCTTCCATATCGTCAAAATTTTCTATTCTCGGTTTCATGTCATGTCCTCCTAGTCGTTCTAGTCGTTGAAATAAGTGATTGCTAAGGGAAGCAACACCACGCCCATTACAAAAAATGGTTCGGCAAAAAAATTCATAAAATCAATCATGGTTTAGTCCTCAGTAAGATCATGGCCCATAGCTATCAATGTTGGCCGAAAAAACCCATTGTTAAAGCGTGACATTTCATCTACCGTAGCTCCTGAAGCAATCGCTTCTGCTACTTTTTTCTTTTTTTCCTCAAAAGCCCGCTCGTGTGTCAATTCTTGCACCCATTCCATCCACGTTCGCTCCTCAGAATAGCGCCATTGAATGTGGTTGCCCGAGGCTTTTTTTCTGCCGCCCCCGTCAAGGTGAATCCATCCGCCTCGCAGAATCCCGGTGAATTCTTGCTGGCCCATCTTCGTTGGTCGGCGGCGCGATCCACCCCAAATCGTGAAGTGACCGCTTACCTTTCGACCTTCCTCTGCCTTGGGCTTGCACTTAGCTGCGCCGCGGCGCTCATCACGTTCCGCCTCGGTCAGATCGTCCCAGCGTTCGACAAGGTATTCAACGTCGTAAAATTTGACCTCGTTGAACCAAGTGCCGCCAGAATGATGCCATTCAAACGACGGCCAGAAACCACTCTTGGCAAGGTACATCGCAAGCGTTCGTGTCTCCTTCCAGCCACCTTCGCGCAGTAACTCGACGGTCCAGCGTGATAACGGGCGCACCCCATTGCTGTAGGCATCAATGGCGTTGTTGCTCATCCCAAAATCTAAGTCATAGCCAGCCATGTTTAGTCCTCTGAGTCGATTTGTAAATGGAGTTCGCCGTTGAAAAAAATAAACTTCGTGATCCATTTCGATTTTTCATGGTCAACAATTCTGTAGCCATTCTCGTCCTTTTTAAGCCGTCCATTTTTGTGCTTCTTGTACACATATTCTCGTTCCTGATACTCAAGCGATGACTCAGTGATCAGGTCTGAATCTACAGTCATGCTGTACTTTGTCTGCACAAAATCCGCGACTGCCTCGATGACTTCGTAAGTTGATAAGCTAATTCTCATTTCATTTGTCCTCGTTTGGTTTTCCAAGACCGCTGACCTCTCCAGCGGTTTCGACTGATAACCAATCAGTTACTCGTCAGTTGGAATTAAAAAATCTTGCTTATCAACCATTGCTTTGCATCCAAGGCAAGTTATAGCGCCCCAAGCAAAGTGATAAACAATTGCATGATGCTCACAAATCGGGCACTGGATTGCTTTTCCGTTAGCCCCAGCCCGCGTGTATCTATCAACCTTTTTCATCACTTTCTCCTCTTGCCCTCTTGGTTTAGCCCTTAATGAAAAACAATCCTATACGAAACAATTGAACATTGCAACCTGGTGCAACAAAAGTGCTAGCTGCAATACTTTGCGTAGCACACCGGTCCGATCCCGCGTTCAATCGATTCCTCATTCTCAAGATGGGTGTTGCAGAATCCGCATGTGCCGACCAAGCGCCCATAAGCGGCAGCGGCAGCGACGTGATCCTCTACGATGGTTTGCAGTGCCTCACCGATCTGACCGCAATAGAGGCCACCGGGTCGCTGGTTGCCATATCGGTTTTGGTCCCCGTAGATGGCGCAGTCGGTCACAAACGACCAACCCGAATACTTGCCATCATCGACGTGCCGGATATAAACCTTCAGCCGTGTGTCACCACCCGGCACGGCGTAACGCCCTGAAGGTATCTGCCGCAGGTCGATCTCACGCACCTCGTCCTTAGCCTCGACGTTGAACGCTTCAGCCAGTTCCTCGATGGTTGGTGTACGGCTCACCGTTTGCGGCTGTGACACGGCCTCTGGGGACGGTTGAACGTAGGTGTCGAGCACGGTGTCAGTGATGCTCTGTTTACTCACCACCAATTCGATGACGCGAGCATCGAGCGAGTGATCGATCACGATGTGCTGACACAAAACGCTGTCACGCTGCCCAATTCGACAAAGTCTATCTTCGGCTTGATTCAGGCTTCCGCTGACCCAATCCAATTCTGCGAACACGCAAATGCTGGCTCGGATTAGGGTCAACCCAACACCCGCGGCTCCTATGGTACCGATGAACACGTCGGCTTTGCCGGATTGAAAATCGTCCACTGCGGCTTGCCGGTGATCCTGCGAATGCCCGCCATGAAGCGTCACCACGCTGCGCGAGTCCTCCAAGCCCTTCTCAATAGCTTCAACCACGTCATGGTGGTGGGCGAAAACCACCACAGGCTCATCGATTGCCAAAAGGTGATCGACAACCGCTGGCACCTTTGCCAGCGCGGTGGCGTGGCGGACCCTTGAGATTTCCTCAAACCTGACGCGATCACCCTTGCTGATCTCCAGCAAAGCATCACCCATCGTGGCAAACGACGCCTCATCGGCCAGCACATCGTCGTAGCCATCCGAAGGCAGCACGATCACTTGCCGACGTTTCGCTGGCAGGTCGGGCAGCACCGCTGATTTTTCACGGCGAAGCATGATGGTTGAACGCAGCCGCTCGCGCAATTCATCAAGATTCGATGACCCGTCAAAATCCCAACCAAAATTATTTTTGTGGGCGTTGGCGTAACGCTTCGCAAAACCCATAAAATTGCCAAATTCTTTCTGATCTAAATATCCGGCAACGGGTTGGATTTCAATGGGCCTATTCGGTATCGGTGTCCCGGTTAAGGCGTAGCGTCGTTTCGCCTTGATTTTCAGCGCCACCTTGGTGCGGGCCGCTCGGTTGTTTTTTAGGAAATGAGACTCGTCAAACACCACACAGCCCCACGTCCGCGACAACAGCGCCGATTTATGTTTGTTCAATACATCGTAGTTGATAATCACTATGTCTGGGTCAGCGGGGAACGGTGTTTTGCCGCCGTTCACCACGGCTATACAACGCGGTTCGGCCAGCCATTTTTCAGTCTCGCGCAGCCAGTTTATTTTAAGGCTGGACTTGCAGACGATCAAAACGGTCTTGGGCCGCTCAAGATTCAGCAATCCCAAAATTTGGATCGTCTTGCCAAGACCCATCGGATCGGCCAGCAAGACCGATTCATGCTCCGCCAGAAACTTGATCCCGGCGAGTTGGTAAGGGAAGTATCTCAAGCCGTCAGGCACCGGCACGTCGAACCCTGCGGGCGCTGTGATCGCTTGCGAATCGGCAATGATCGAGGCATCGATTTTTTTGTCGTTCCACTTGCTGATCTGCCATTCATCCTGATACTCGTTCCACTTGCTGATCTGCCATTCATCTTTGAATTTTCCGACCGAGTAACCGGCGGCCTTGATCGCCTGTTTTTCAGCGCGCCAGAATGCCCAAAAGTCATCGGCATTTTCCGGCAGCGGTGACGATGAAACGGTGCGACCGTCGCCAATCGTTTTTGGTTCGGAAAATTTTAGTTTGAGTTTCATAATTTTGTCCTCTGGTTTCACCCAAAAACCCCAGACTGGCCGGGGTTAATAGGGGTGAATATGTCAACGTCGGTTAATTCTGCATATGCTGGTTTTTGATCAGGTTTTTAAGCACCCGAACGTCTTTTTTCACTCCGTCCACCTCGACCCGCAATTGATAGTAGGTATTTTTCCGGCTTTGCGTCATAGCCTGAGAAACGGAGACATCATCGAACTGATAATGATTATCAAATTCTTGCCTGCGACGTTGCCCCAGATTCCCATTGTCGCCGCTCCACATATAACAGCCCTTGTGCTTTTCGTGCGTCAGCAAGATATTCTCAATCTCACCAATTTGATCCTTTGTTAAGCTAGTCATGTCATGTTTCCCCTGTGTTGGTTTGGTTGATCCTTGCACCCCAAAACCCCAGACAAGCCGGGGTAGTGGGGGGGGTGAATATGTCAACCAGTATTTTCTTATTGATGCTTCCAATGCTCAGGCCATTTGATGGCTGCGTTCAAGGCTTTCAAGTCGCTGATCTTTGTTCTGAAGAGCTTTTTACGCATCTTGTTAATTGCCTCGTCAGTCCAGCCCTGTTCTCTTCGTTTCATCGTGATCATAAAAATTAATTTTTCTTTCATGTAATGTCCTCGTTGGTTTGATTGAAATCTGGGATAGCTTAAACGATACACTAGAACAAAGCAACAACATGAGAGCAGGAGTGCAGCGCGTGAGAGCAGGAGTGCAGCGCGTGAGAGTATGAGAATAATGACCGGGTAAGGGCGGCTATCAATGACCCGGGCGGCTGTACTAGGTGAGACTGTCCGGTGTTTGCTTGTTGCTTGTTAGACCGCCCCAGTGGCCGCCTATACGACGATCAGGCTGTACCCTATGGGTAAGTACCCCTTAGCGCGTTAAAACCTTACAGGCAAAAAAAAGGGGCCGCATTAGCGGCCCCCACTGGTAGCGTATAGATTACGCTTGGCTGGTCGGCGGGTTCAATAACTTATTGACCGCTCGCATATTGACAATAGCGACAACAGCCAATGCCCGCGGATGCCGCTCAAACATCAACCGGATACGCTGCGGGTAGTAGCCTGATATGCCACGCACTATCCGCTCACAGTAAGGCGGCACTACGCGCCGGGTGGTGTGTGCGCCGCTACCATTGACCCACTCCGAAGTCAGGACAGCGCCGCCGCGGCTGTGCAATTCCCGTATGGCGTCAAATTGCCTTTTTGTAATATTCATCTATTGGACCCCTTTTGGTTTAGGTTACAAAATCTTGCACCCAAAAAGCCCGCACCGGGCGGGCTTGGTGGGGTACGTTGTAGCGTATAGTTTACGCTTGGATTGCGGTTCTAAAATTCCCAGCGCGTGAACCGTGAACAACGGCAACAATGTTTCGCTTGCTGCCATCGCATAACAGACAATCAATGCATTGAATGCCGGTTGATTGGTTAGGGCATTGCAGTTCGTTGTTTGTGAGCTTGTCGCCTTCCGCTGCTATGCGGAATGTTTTTGCGCCCAGTGATTGATACTTTTTCGCTTGTTTCGGACTATCAGCGGATACCATACACAGCGACAAAAACCGCGGATCGAATTGTTTACCAGCAATTTGGTGAGTGTACCCGGTATGCTCACTGCCCAGTTCCGTTAACGATTGCATGATTTCATAAGGCGCTGCCGCCGGGTCGCCATAAGCGCCTAACCTGATTTTGCGCCCGGTAAAATAGCGGCTATGCAATTGTGGATCGAATGCCGGATATTTGCCCGCCTTGTATGATTTATATACAGCCAAAGGCGCTTGTCCCAAGTTCACATAACAAGCGCCTTTGTTAAAATGCCGGTGCAAACAATTCCCGCATATTGAAATATCAGCGCCTATTTTTGACGCTGCAACCGGGTCTATATCGCTACGCAGAATCCAAACCTGCACCATGTCGCCGGTTTTGTCATTGCTACTTTTCATCGTTGCTATAACAACAATAGGCTGCCGATCAAGCACGGAGGGTCCGGCGTACATCACAAACCCGCGCGTATTGGCGGGCTTGGGTAGTTTTTTCGGTCGTATCAATACTGGCATGGTTTAGTCCTCTTAAAATGTGTCTATGGTTTCACCCAAAAAGCCCGCACAGGCCGGGCTTGGTGGGGTACGTTTTTTTGCTCTTTTATTTAAGGTAATTCGGCCCGTATTGAGTGTAGTTGCGTCCATATTCGGCGGTCGATATATGGCCCCTTGCGTGCTTTGCTGGGCGATTCCAACCGGCGGGCATTAATAGATCGCCCGTTTTGAGATTGATAAAACCCCAAGCACTACCGCCATTGTTGCTCATAAGTCTGGCGTATTTTTTTCCATAACTTACGGTTAATTGCGCTTGTTCTTTCATCCAGTCGGGCGAATCGGCATATTTGCCGGCTATCTCGCTATTGACGCGTTCCATAAATTCTTTTATCTGTTCTTTCATTGGTTATGCCCCCCTTTTTTGTAAAATCAGATTAACAATTGCCAGCCTTGCGGCATCGTCGCTTACTTTTATGCTCGTGATGCGAACATTGCCGTTTGCATCGCAATGCATGGAGTTCCCGTTTATGAACGCGGCTAAACGTTCCACCCACCGGAGCGGCGAGCGTAATGACCGGCGGATCATTTTCAGTTCCCACGTCGGTGTGTAGTACATCCGGTGGAAAATACCGGGGTGCGATATCTGCGAATATTCTAATTCTTCCTGTAATAATGATTGCATTGGTTTAATCCTCTTATGGTTTGGTTGATCCTTTCACCCAGAAAGCCCGGACGGGCCGGGCTTAGTGGGTGCGTTGTGGTGGGCGGTTAGCTGCTGGCGTTGTAGTTTTGCATTGCCTGTTTTGCGGCTTCCAGTGGCGTATTGGCTTCCCCGACTGCTACCACTGGCTGTCGGTATCTACCCGATAACATCAAAACAGAAACCCCTTCACATATTGATCCGACATATGTGCCAGTGCAGCTATCGCGTACCACTCCGACATGATGAACATTGCCTATAGAATCCTTTAGTGGATAGAGTTGCGGTGTGTACATTTTTTGCTCCTAATAGTGTGAAATTAAGCCGCGTTGCGGCCAGTGAATAATCGCCAGAGTCGTAAGCCGACCCAGACAACAACGAAAACTTCCAGACAACCGGCAGTGATCCCGATTGCGTTATCACGCAACGCCGGGTCAGCGATTGCCCCGATTGCATCGCTCAAGGTGTTGCCGAGCAATGCCCCGAACAAGGCACCATTGACCCCACTGCCACCGAGCTTTTTGTCTATATCAATACCGAACATCGCGCACAGCGCGAGCACGCCATTATCCAGTAATCCAAATATTTCACCTTCAAATCCAAACACTTAGCATCTCCTAGGTGGTGATATATATATAAATACTAAACCCAACATAACCAGAACAGCCAAACAGTGCAACAGTATTGTATAAATATTAATACTGGTGAAAGTATGGATACAGCCACAAGGTGGAAATTATGCTTGGAATCATGACTAAAAGTAAGCAGCAAAAACTCACGCCCAAACAACGCAAGTTCGCCGAGATGATCGCTTCGGGAAAAACGAACAATCTCAGCGACACCTACCGCGCCGTCTACGATACAACCAGTGGGCCAATGTCGAACGCATCTATCCGGGTGGAAGCGAGCCGCCTAGCGGCGAACCCTAACGTTGCACTATTGGTGGAACAGATTCAGGCCCGAAAGGCTAAGGCTATGTTGGTTGTAGGGGTCACTGACCGAGACCGCGTTTTGACCAAACTCCGCCAGCTACTGGATGAAGGTACGCCTATGGTTGAGGTCGCAGCAGCACGGCTGCTTGGGCAGTCCTGTGGGCTATTTTCCACTGATATATCAATCACTTCCCAGACTCGTGACCCCGAAACAATCGAAGCCGAGTTGCTCGCCAAGTTGGAAGCACTGACCGGGCTGGTCACTGAGCCAGAACCAGAGCCTGAGCCGGTTACAGAGCCAGAACCCACACCAGCACCAGTCGATCCCGGTCTGCACTAAATCCCACTTTTACCTAAGAATGACGGTTTGCGCATAACCGTTATTATGTAAAGTGCCTAGCATTTATGCGGGTTTCAGCATAATAAGGAAAAACCCACCCTGCTATTTTCTAGGTTTCGGGTCTAAGTTATTGATTCTTGGTCTCAGAATTTAAGGTCTAAAATCGGCGTTTCCCACTTTCAACAAAAAATGACCCCTGCGCGCCGACCCCCCACCCCCCCCTTGAATAAATTGTAGGGGTGGAGAGTTATACGTATTATTCCACTCAAATAATCACCCGATATTTTCAACATCAGTCAATAATGACCATAATTTCATAGTTTTACCAAGTTTTTACACTTTTACCATAATGTTGCATAGTTGTAATTCGCTGGCAGCCCTTTTATTACAGGGAATTGCCTAGGAATCCTAGCGACAAAAATTTTTTTTAAAAAAAAAAATTGCTTTTTATCCCCCGGTGGATTATGTTAGCTATAATCCCATCGGAATGACGTAGCTATTAGTTACTGTTATAGCTATAGCTAATATTAGCTTCTTTTTTTTTTTATTTTATAGCTAGTAGCTTATAGCTGGTAAGTTA